TAGACGATTCTGATGCTCAACGGAAGTTGAGTGCGATGGGCGCAAGGTCGCAGAACATGCGTCCTGTTTTTGAGCAAGCCAAATTCATGTTGCGTCGGGCCAATGCGGCAAACTTTGCTTCAAATGGCTTACCGGTTGGTGGGTGGGCGCCTCGCCGTAACGAGGAGTTGTGGCCGCTGATGAAGCGGACTGGTGCTTTGGCTGGTTCCCTTTCCACGCTTAGTGGCCCTCCGAACGACATTGGGCGTCGTGATGCCACGTTTGGTACTTCCGTTGAGTACGCCAAGTTTCATCAGTATGGAACCAGTCGCATGCCAAAGCGGCAAGTTGTTTTTGAGCCGCTTGGATTCCGTCAAGAATTAAGCGAGAGGGCTGTTTCTTACATTATCAACATGCGCAAGCGGGTGTTCTGATGTTGCAGGGAGTGGCAAAGGTTAAGAAACTGGTAAACGACTATCTTGCCCATGATCTCCCGACGCGCTTGGTGACTTACCGCAACTACTGGGAAGTTGACGAGGACTCACTTCCAGAACCGCTGCTCTACTTGACGTATGAGCCCGTTGCGCTTGACCATTGGCCCACGCTAATCACCGTCGCCATTTCAATGCCCGACCTGACACGCGACGATTACGACCAAAATTTGAATCCCCAATATTCTGTCCGCTACACCATGCGAACATACGTTTGGGTCAAAGCAGACGGATCCGAGCAATGCACAGAAATGCGCGACAACTTGACAACAGTTGTTCGTTCGGCACTATTGGACCATCCCAGCCTCAGAACCTACAACAACAGCAGTTGCGACGTCCTGATCGAAGAAAGCAGCATTCGCGAAGAATACTCCGATCTTACGTTGATCAAGGGCGAACGCGTCATGGCGGGGGCATACATCGGGTACGACATTAACGCCGATGAGGAAATTCTTCGCAGCCCAATTGCTGACTCCATAAATCAAATTCAGATTGAAACTGAAATTCTTGCCCACACCACGGAATCGTAAAATGAAACTGACCCGTCCACACCTGAACCTCACAAATGGCGCAAAAGAAACCAAAAAGCAGCCACATCTCCACATCTACAACCCCGGTCACTTTCCCGTAAAAGTTACTGAAAAGGGTCAGATGCTTGGAGCAAATCAACACGCTTTAGTTAGCAGCAAGGATCAGTTTGCAATACGTGCCGTAAAAGCGGGTCTAGTCAGGGTACTATCCGAATAAGTCTTAAGGACAAATGATTCCTTACACGAAGTAACCACGCTCGTGTAGTAATCTTGCCAATGGAACACGGTTCATAGGAGGGCCAATGCCCGGTGTAGTCGTCACAACTTCAGTTCGGACGGGTCCTAGCACGGACACTGTCAATCCTTCATCCACGTTTTTTGTGGTTGGCACATCCACTCGTGGACCGGTTGACGAGGCCAGACTGGTTACAAGCATTGCCGATTTCGAGATTCTTTACGGTGAATACACCGGCACCACGACCCTTTACTCCCATGTGAAGACCTTTTTTGAGGAGGGTGGTTCACGGGCTTACGTGTCACGAGTTGTTGGCGCCTCGGCTGCTGCGGGTTCTTTGGTTGATGGAGATAACACTTTCACTGCATCAAACCCGGGCGCATGGTCGTCTGATGTTGACGTAGAGATCGTGGAATCCGGCACTGGTTACCGGGTCAAGGTTTACTTCGACGACGACCTCGTGTACACGTCGCCTGTTGTTTCAACAAACGGTGAAGCCGTCAACGCTTTGACCCAGTCAACTGTTGCTTCCGCTTACGTGACAATGACAACTGTCGACACCGAAGGCGCACTTTCGGTTCTGGCTCTTGACAACCTGAGCGCCGGGATTAACGGATCTAGCGTTGTTGAAGCCGACCTGATTGAAGGTCTGGAACTGTTTGGTTCAAACCTTGGGACTGGGGCGGTTGCGATCCCCGGCCAGTACAGCGACACCACCTACGACGCACTTGTGGCCCATGCGGTAACAAATAACCGGCTTGCCGTGCTGGCCGTCGACCCCACCTACACCACCGTTGCGGACGCAATTGATGGTACGGAATCGTACATTGAGGGTCTGGTTGGTGGAAACGGCGAGTATGCCGCCCTTTACTACCCACACGTGACAATTCCGGGTGCTGGCGGAACGACGCTAACCATTTCGCCAGAATCTTATGTTGCGGCAAAGCGTGCTGTTGCCCACAACACAATTGGGGCATGGGGCATTGGCGCCGGTATTGTCTCTAAGGCGAATTTTGTCAACGGTGTTTCTGTCGGGATCGACAAGACCACCGGTCAGGACCTTGATGACGCCCAGATCAATGCCATTCGACTTATTCAGAACTCGGTGCGGATTTATGGCGCTCGAAGCCTGTCAGACGATTCGGAGAACTTCCGGTTCATCAACGGTCGCGACATGCTGAACTACATCGTGACTGAGGCTGAGAGCCGGTTGGAGGACCTTGTGTTCGCTCCTGTCGATGGTCGCCGGTCCGTGTTTGGTCGGGTGGAAGCGTCACTGATTGCACTGTTGGAGCCGCTTCGTACCGCAGGCGGGCTTTTTGAAGCGTTTGACGCTGATGGCGCCCGAATCGATTCCGGTTACTCGGTTGTGGTTTCGGATGCGATTAACCCGATTAGCCAGTTGGCTAATGGAATTGTCCGAGCGAACGTTGGAGTGCGCATCTCAAGCATTTCGGATCGCATCGAAATTCAAATTGTCAAGTCCAACCTCACAAGTTCCGTGATCTGAGCGGAGGAATAAATGTCAAGCAAGATTGCACAGCGTCAGGTAGTTGGGTTTGTTGAACCCGAGACGGTTGGTGGGATTGCTCCGCCTTCCTTCGGTGTTCAGCGTGAAGGTTACTTCGCTCAGGTTTCTGGCGGTGAGATCACCGCTTCCGTTGAGAAGGTGTATGACGGCGGTTCCATTTTCCCCGAGACGCTTTGCGCTCCACCGGAGATCGGTGACATTACGCTGACTCGCCATTACGACAAGGATCGTGATGGGCGTGCATTGCAACTGCTTCGCCCACTTGTCGGGCGAGCCTACTACGACGTCACCGTTCAGGAACTTGACTGCGACCTTGTCGTTTACGGCACTCAGCGTTCGTATGCAATGGCTCTTCTGGTCGGGTTGTCGGAGCCGGAGGGCGATTCGTCGTCGGGCGCTCCTACAACGTTTTCGCTGACGTTCTCGATTTCGTCAGTTTCCGGGGTAACCAGACCGTAGTCAAGTTTTTTGACACAAGGGCGCAAGGGTCCGACTAATAAAGTCGGGTTTTTGCGTCCTTTTGTCATTTACTAGTGCTAGTTTTCCCCCTATGACTGACACCTACGATTTCAGCGAATCAGCAAGTTCATCGAGGGCATCCGAGAAGTTGGAAACGAACTCTGCCCCAACCACGGCACTCAACCGTTTGCGTGAGGAACTTTCACGCAAGGTTGAGCGACCCACCATTCTTCTTGAGGTGCCCGAGCGTCCGGGTGTCTCAATCAAGATCAGTCCAAACATCACCCAGCATCAAATGCGTACATGGCGAAAGAACGCTGGCGAAGGCACCAAGCCGGGCTTTGACCCAACTAAGTTCGCGTGTTACGTGATTGGTCAAACCACGACCGGTATCGTCGTTGACGACGAGGAGGTTTTTTCGGATGAGGGATACCCTCTTTCGTTTGCTTCCCCTGAAATTCTTGAGATGACGAACACGACTCGCCCTTTGCCTGATTGCATTCTTGCATTTTTTGGTGTTGATCCTCACGTTGAGGCTGCCGCTTTGGCAATTATGGAGTCCGCTGGTTACGGCGACGAGATTGAGACTTCGGACCCTACGAAGGGGTCTTAGACGATCTTGCTGACGATGGCCGTATTGTGACTGCGGCCCGACTTGGCGAGTTGTTTGGCACTGACCCCATTCAAATTCTTAATTCCGATGAGTTGGATTGGGTTTTGCGGTTAGCGTGCGCAAAAGTGATTTCACAGGACCGCAAACGCCAGCAAGAGGAAATGGAAAAAAAGCGGTAAGCCGTTAGGGGTTGTTGAGTTCCCCCGTCTACGCCTTTTAGGTGACAACATAGAGGGTTATGGCGATCCCGGGCGACGGCGGCAACGTTGTAATTAAAATCAAGTTTAACGTTGACGACAAGTCTCTTGCTGCTGCTCAAGCAAAAATTAAGGCTTTGAGTGGGGAAAGTGGTGGGGCTGCAAAAGACCTTACTGAACTTAGCGGCGCTTTTGACGATCTCAGCAAAGACAGTGATCGTGCCGGTAAAAGCATTGATAATTTTAATAAACGTTTAGGCGACAACGATAAAAAACTTGGTGGCGCCACGCGCGGCATGAAGGGAATGCGTATGGCCATGAAAGGCCTACTTTTGGCGCTGGTTTACGTAACTGCCGAATGGTGGCTGATGGTTGCTGCCATTGGTTCGGTAAACGGTTTGTTGTGGGCCGGTCAGGCTTTGATGAAAACGTACCAGTGGCTCATGAAGGGTGTTGCTTATGCTGCTGGTGCCGCAACGGTCGCTGTGGGTTTGCTTACGGCGGCTCAGCGTGAGTACAACGCTTCTCTTGTTTCGTTCCGGTACACGTCTGCCCCCCATATGGGCTCCGGAACAAATCAGGCCATGTCCGCTTTGCGGATGTTGACGAGCGACACGAAACTCGCGGTGTTTGGCATGGAGTCGCTTAACGCCACGTTTGCTGCGGTTTCACAAAGCACGGAAATGACTGGCCCGTTGAAGCAGGCTTTGCGTGGTTTGGGCGATTTTGCTGTTGCGGCTGGCGGTGACATTGGCAAGAATTTGGCTGGGATTGGGTCGTTTTTGGGCCAGTTGCAGAAGTCGGGTTCGTTAACTGATGAGGTGGTTGCTGCTGCTGGTCAGGTTGGCGGAAAGTTTGCTGAAAGTATTGATAATGCAAAGAAGATGGGTATTACTAGTGCTGACGCTTTGATGAAGATGTTTTCCAGTGGCGAGTTTGCAAAAATTGCTGGTTTGGAAGGCGCTTTGGATGCCGTCAATAACACCTTGATGGGTAAATTTAAAACTTTCTTTACTCAGATTCAAACCCAGTTTGCAGATTTTGGTCAAGCATTTTTGCCTCAAACAAAAGCCACTCTTGACGGGCTGGCATCAATTTTCCGGGTCAATTTCACTCGCATCGCTGCGACCGTTATGGCAGTTTTTGGCGACGGCACCCTCATGAAAGACATTTTGAATGTTTTTGGGCGCCTTGCCGACTTCACTGCAAACGTCTTAGACAAGTACCTCCCTCAGACCGGCGGCTTTTTTGACGCCATTAAAACAACAATTTCAGTTACTTTGGAATTGTTTTACAAGTTGCGCAATAGTTTGCAGCGTTTTAGCGATGCTGGAAAAGTTGTTACAGACGCGCTTGGCCCGGTCGTGAAAACCATCGGCAGCGGATTTGCCGAGTCCTTCAGAAATCTTGGTGAGTGGCTAACTTCAAATAGAAGCGAATTCATTGAATTTGGTGATGCTCTTGCCGGAGCGTTTGACGCTATCAGGTCAGGAATTGAACTTATTAAGGAGGCATGGCAAGCGGCAATGCCAACCCTTACTTCCGTCTTGCGCATTTTCTCGCAAGTGTTTGGAGGTATCGCTGAGGCAGGTCGTGGAATTTTAAGTTTTTTTGGTGGTGGGGGTCCGGGAGTTGCTTCGGACAACATGCAATCCCAGAATCCTTTTAGTTCGACACTTGGCGGCGTTCAGGATGTTGCTCAAAATTTTGGTGGTGTTGGAGTTCTTGCGTTAGGCGCCATGGGATTGAACGCGCTTAATGCCCGTCGTGGAAAGCCGGGCGGCGTCTTTTCGCGCATGGGTGGAATTTTAAATAGGGGTGTCGGCGGCATGGCAGGCGGCATGGGGCGATACATGCCTAAATCAATGCACGAGTTGCGACACCCAATTCAAAATGCGCGAACCGCTCCCGGTGGCGTTAACTCTCTTGCCGGAAAGCCTGCACCTCCGGGTTTGATGGGACGCCTAGGTACCGCAGCAAAGTATGGCACCGGGTACGGCAAAGCGCTGGGTGGAGTTGGTGCATTTCCCGCTGTTGCTGGTCAACTTGCGATGCTTGGCTTGCAAGCCCAAGGCGGCGGCGGCAAGGACCTAGGCATCGCCGCCATGACTGCCGGAGGATTACTTTCATTTATCAATCCGGCTTTAGGTCTTGGTGTTTCCGGAGCAGGTACAGCAATAGGGGCAGATAACCCGTTTAAGGGTGCGGCGGCAGGTGCGATGAGTGGCGCCGCATTCGGATCAATGATTGCCCCCGGTGTTGGAACTGCTATTGGTGCAGGTATCGGCACTGTGGTGGGTGGGACGTCGGGGTTGGTTAGGCAGCAAGGCATCGGTTTGAGTGGGAATGATGCGGACTGGAAAAACTTGGTTGCGGCGGTTACGTTGCCGTTTTCCATGTGGAATGACGCCCACATGCGTGACCTTACTTCCGATCGTGCCCGTAACGCCGTTGAGGCCACGGCAAGCGAGGTTGCGCAACTTGCACTTACTGAAGGCACCGACAGCGCAAGGAAGCGTTTGGACGAACTGAATAGTGAAGTTGCCAAAATGACTGAACTGGAAAAAGAGTTTTCTGGCAAAAGTCAAGAAGAGCGCAAGGCTATGGCTGACGACTTGGCGAGGCAGGGTGAGATCAGCGAAGAGTTGAGGGGTGCTTTGTCTGAAAGGTATATGGGGACGTTTGCTGATGAGACTCGTGAAGCAAACGATGAGTTGCAAAATTTTTCTAAAGTTGCTTTGCCTGAGTTGGATAGAAAACTTGAAAATTTGAGTCGGATTACGGGTGTCACTGAAGAGCAACTTGCGGGCATGGCTTCAACTATGGGTGTGAATCTTTTTGATGGGACGATGAGCACTGTTGAGGCTTTGGAAGCATTGGGGTTGGCGACAGTTAAAACTGCCGAGCAAATTAATGGTGCGTTGCGTGAGATTTATGCGATTGAACTTGAAAGACTTTTTGGCGACCCGTTGAGGGCCTATGAGGCTACTGAAACAATTAATCAGGCTGGCGAGGAGTTTCGTCAACTTGGGCCGGGGATAGGAGAACCGGATCGTTTGCGGATCATGCGAACAATTGGTGAATCCGCACTTCTGAGAAGTGGCGGCAATCCTTTGGAGGCAGGAAGATTCCTTAGAGAAGAGTTCGGTCCGGGTGGAAATCAGTACAAAACTGGACCCGGACGACTTGGTCCTTTTGCGGGTGCACCAGAAAGCGTCGGTGCGGAACTTGGTGAGTTGGGAACCAACATTGGTACATACGGTGCCGCTCTTACGGCAACAAACTTTCAAACGGCAATCGCTACAGGTTCAAATTTGCAGATGTCAATGGAGGACCAAGCGCGTCTTCAGCAGGCCCTTATCGCAGGTATGGACAATCCTGAAGCGGGCAAACAGTTGGAAAACACGCTTGCCGTGTTGACTGCCACAGGGCAAATCCGGGGAGCGAACGGCGATATTTTGACTGGTCAAGCGGCGGGCGACGCAATTGCTGGTGCTCTTGAACCACAAATTACGGCACTAATCGGCGCTCGTGGCGCAGAGAAGCCGGGCATCACCTTTGAAGACATGGCGGCAAAGGACGCGGAGGCCGCAGCCGCTACTCGGACAGCGATTGAAGAGGGCGGTGAAAGAATGTCCGAGTTGTTCGGTCAGAAAGTAAATGAGATCATGAACGGACAACCTACTTGGTGGGCAAACGAACCCACGTGGTATCCCACTGCACCACTGGGATTCCAAACCGCTGTAGAGTCCGGAATGACAGCCTCAATGCCCGCAGTGGGCAACGCTGTGGTTGCAGCCCTTCAAGCATCAGGCGTGCTGCAACCCGCCGACACACCTACTTCTCGTCTTGCCCGAACCATGGGTCGTCACAACTTTTACGATTCGCAACTTTCAGGAAAACGCACCGTTACCTCATCGTGGCGGAACTGGGGTTTGGGCTCCATCAACTCTGATCATGTCACCGGAAACGCCTACGACCTCACCGGACAAAACCTTGGCGCATACAGCACTATGGTGAATAGGATGGGTGGATTCGCTGAATTCCACGGTGTTGGCGGAAACCGTCACCTGCATGTTGTTCCCGGTCAAACACCGACGGGAGACACTGTTGCACCAATCCCAACCGCAGCAATTGCTGTAGGTGGGGGGGGATCAACCGCTTACAACATTACTATCAACTCTGCGCAGGGGCAGGATCCTAACGCTATTGCAGCGGCAGTAATGGCTCGAATCGATGACCGTGATCGCAATATGAGGGAGCGTCGCTAATGCCTACCGCACGTACAGGCCCACCGCCACGAATTTACAACGATTTGATTAATAGTTTGGCTGAACGAAAAAGGCCTAGCGTTCAAGCCCAACTTCTTTTCTTTTCCCCTTTGGGCAACTTGACTTTCAATTTTCCGTTTGCTCCTCGTGAGATTCAGTACGGATCGCTCGCTAACACGTATTCCACGATTAACCGACCGGGAACATATCCGATTCTTGACAGGACTGCTCCGCAGTTGATGACTGTGTCCATGCAGTTTCGTGTTGCGAATCGGGATAGTGGGGGTTCTTTCCCTATTGAAAAAGAGTTGGACATTTTGCGTGGGATGGGTTTGTTGCCGGGCCGTTTGCTTGTGACAAATATGGATGCTTTTTTGTCAAAACCTACTTTTCCGACGGTGACTTGGAATGGTGGCAAGTTTGCTTGGTTCCGTTTAACAGATTTGTCTATTGATATTGTTTCTCGTACTTTGCAGAATAGGGCTCGTCAGGCAAATGTTTCTTTAACTTTGACTGAAGATAGGAATCCGTGGGTTCCGGTTGTGACTTTGCCGCCTATTGATTACAGCGAAGAGGAGCGTGCTGCTCCTGCTGCTGCTGCTCCTGCTGCTGCTGGGGTTCCACCGAGAGCCGCCATCAGCGTAACTGACACAGCACAACTTGGGGCCAGAGAAAGGGTGAGAGCAGCAGTAGCAAAATATTGGGACCCGGTCGCAAAAACTTGGAGAGTATAGTTATGGCGTTTTTTGATTTGTCGATTGGCGAGTTGGGTGGCAAGGGGATGCAACGCGTTTTAGACGCAATCACAAACCTTGATTTTTCATGGACCCTTGACTCCGTTTCTGAAATTTCTTTTGAGGTTTGGGATCCCGATTTCGCAATGCTGAACAGCAACTACTTTCAAGTGCGTCGAGATGTGACCGTCGCAGAAAAACAATTTGAAATGACTGTCATCGAAGTTCAGCAAGGTGAAGGGAACTCGCCAAAAATCAAAATTCAGGCGCGCACTAAAGAAATTCAACGCATGAAGCGTGACAAAAACCCAAACGCTTACGGTGGTGGAACGGCGACTGATTATGCTCGGGCGGTGGCCGCTCAGTATGGCCTTAAATTTGTTGGGCAATCCACGGGAACACAAGCCGTTCAGGCGCAGGCTTCTAATGAAGGTAAAGCAGATTCGGTTTGGGATGTTTTGACCAAGAATGCGTCTGAGGCACAGTTTGCCGTTTTTGAGTCAGACGGCACTCTTTATTTTGCTAGTGAGGAATGGCTGCTTGGGAAGTGGGCGAACATTAGAATTGATTACCCGTCGCTTAACCCGTTTGAAGATTTTTTGTTGCTTGAGATTCCGCAATGTCGAACTTCGGAAGATGATGTTCGTGCGGCTGAAATCAAATTTTTGATTGAACGAACAAACGCTGTGAATATTCGCCCGGGTATGACCGTGGACTTTAACGGCATTAAAAACTTTAGTGGCAAGTACCTTGTGACTGATGTGGCTTACATTTATGGAGACAACACGCCAGTTGGCGTTTCGGTTCGTACGCCCGTGAAGCCCGAGCCTCGGGCGCCGTCTAAACCGGCTGAGCAGCAGTCATGAGCACTTATTTTGCACGAGATAAAAGTGCGTCTACTTCTGTTCGGGCTAACGGCATTTATTTTGGTGTTGTTGCTCGCGTGGATTTGAGTTTGCGACGCGTTTGGGTTGAGATCGCCCGTCTGAATAGGGGTTTTCAGTATGGGCCGTTGCCAGTGGTGGGGCCTGTTTTGCCTTCTGTTGGTGACAGAGTTGCGTGCGAATTTGTTGAAGACAAGACCAACGAAATGGTTGTATTGGGTGTTGTCAAGAATGGTTTGTCTGATTTATTTTTGGTGCCGGTTGTTTGCACATCCACTAGCCGTCCTGTTGTACCGGTTGAGGGAACTCAGGTTTTTGAGACCGATACTGGTTTGAATTTTCAGTTTGTTGATGGTGAGTGGGTTCCGTTTGGTGTTTCGTCTGGGCGAGTTGAGGTTGTGAGCAGGGTTGCGGTTTATGGTGAGGATCCTGAGTCGCAAGCCTATGAAGTTCTGTCAACTGATTTGGGATTACTTATTATTCTTGCGCCAGATGCATCAGAATCCCCCAGCAATCCACTGGTTGAGATTGTCATTGACAAAGGTGTGGGCTCGGTGGGAAGCAGAATCGAATTTGTTCACGACCTGTTTTCAACAGGATCATTTGCATTTGGGTTGACTGAAAGCGCAGACGCCCTATTTTTGCCCCCAACCGGCAAGTTGGCCGCACCCAGAAATAGTGGGAGTTTGGTGACGGCGACGAAAGTCTACGAAAACGTTGAAGTTGGTGAAACCCTAGTTGACATTTGGCTTCTTTCTGGCGACTTGGCGGACGACGTATGAGCATCGAAATCTCAGAACTTAAAGACCGCTACAACCGTGCGGTCAGGCGTCACCGCCACGGGCCACCATTGCCCCCTGTGGGGGCGTATGCGGCCCTTCAAGTAGTTTTAGGCCTAGTCCCCATGGAACACGCAGCGAATGCCGTAGGGGTCGAACCGGAAGATTTGGTACACGAAGCCGAAAGTTGGGCAGTCGCAGCAGCGTTGCAGCCGTAGTCAATTCCCTTTAGTGGGGTGCGCACCGGGTTTTCCGTGACAAAATAGGGGCGTGCAGGCAGCCGTTTTCCCATTTAGGTTTAGGCGCAATCGTTTGGTGACTGTTGACATCGACGAGGATCGCTATGTGGCGCAAAAAGTGGCGTCCAGTGCCTCAACCTACATTGGAGAACTCCCCCTCATGCCGCAATTTGGAGTACGAGACCCAGAATTTGGAACATTTGACGTTGGCAGCATTGTTTACAACTGTGCCATTTTTTTCCCAGAAGTAAACATCACTAACGTTTTCAGCGAACAGGACGACAACGGCAGACTCAAAATTGAAATTGAGTTTGAAAGAAAAGTAGAAGGAACCAACTATGGCATCTCCTGACATGAGTAGGTACGTTGACTTAACTGTCTTTGACCTTCAGCCAATTGAAATTTATGACGCCGCTGTTGAGTACGCCAAGACGGCGTTGCCCGAATGGGAACCTGTTCCTGCTTCCATTGAGGACGCTTTACTGCAAGCCGCATCTTCAATGACAGGTCAACTTTTGGGTGCTATTAACCGTTTGCCTTCCAGCCTAGTTGAAGGACTTCTGCGGCTTTACGGTATTGAGAGAAGTAGCGGCAGCAGGCCAACCGCCACAGTAACTTTCACGACAATTGGCGACACTGGTTACACCATTCCCTCGGGAACACGAGTTGGCTACTTGGATGAAACGGGCGACGAACCGGTTTTGTTCTTGTTTGAAACAACTCAAGCCGCAATCCTATCAATCGGCCAAACAACAATTAACGTTTCTGCGGTTGGTGTCGAGTTCCAACGCTATCCAAGTTTGGTTGCCGGTGAACCACTGCAACTGCTCTCAGCACTTTCATTCATTGACACAGTGACCTTGACGGCAGACATTGTTCCGGGCGCAAACGCTGAAACGTCAGAAGAATTTTTAAACCGGGCAGTAAACATTTTTGGCAGCCTTTCAGAATCATTGACTTTGGCGTCACAAGTTGACCGCTACACGCTTGCCAATTACCCAAGCATTTACCGTGTCAAAACCTATAGTCGCGTTCGCTCCGATCGGGCAATCCAATCTTTAGCACGCGTCGACAATGTGGTCACCGCAACGCTTTCAGCAAGTTGCACAATTGAAGCCACTGACGTAATTCGAGTTTTTGGCGCCGACAACGACTTCAACGGCATTTTTACAGTGACAGGAACAACACCAACAACCGTCTACTGGTCCCAAACGGGTGATAACGCATCGGCAAGCGTTCCCGGCAGCCTTCATTCGATTCGATTCCAAGACGACTTTATCGATGAGGAAACCCTTGAGTACACGCCTCAGAATGGATACTCCTCTGTTTACGTCAGCGGAATTGGTGGCGCCTCCGTAAGCGACCTAACGCTTTCAACTCTGCAAGAAGATTTGAGTGATCGAACAGTCGCCGGTCTTATTGTGCAAATTGGACTTGCCCGTCCTGCCGAAGTTGGGGTTGAGATTGAAATTTACAAACAAAACTCAGTTGCTATTTCCACAGTTGTAGAAGCCGTAGAAACCGCAATGAATAACTATCTGCATCCCGACCATTGGGCGTGGGACGATAAAATTTACGTCAACGAACTTATCGCGCTTGTTGACGGCGTAAGTGGGGTTGTTAGAGTGAAGTCAATTACTCTTGACGACACGTTAAGCGATTTTGTTGAACTTGATGAAGACGGGAACATCAAGTTTTTGTATTACGGAATTTTGCCAACAAACAACACTTCCGTAACGGTGGTTTCATAGCGGTGACTCTTTATCGGTTTGGTGCCGTCCCAAATTTTTTGGATGATGAAAGTTTAACTTTTCATACGTCTATTGGCGGCTGGGGCAAAATTGTTTTTGACCCCGGCGATGAGTCCGACATTGAACTTTTTCAATACACCGCAACTGGTATCGACGACATTGAGGGTGCTGCACTTGGGGTGAAGGTTTATGGACCGACATTGGAGGCGGCTTCTGCTGGTCCGCCTGTTGGCTTGCCGGTCGGAGCGTCTGTTGGCCCTTACGAAATCCCTTCCTTTTTTCGAACATCCCCAATTCGTGGTCATGTGAAAATCAAGTTTGATTCACCGGCTTATGTGAAAATTGGGTTGATCGTTACCGGAGAAGGCGCTGGTGTTTACGTCTCTTCCGAGTCAGAACTTGGGGAACGCATCAGGGCTGACGAGTGGACTTTAATTAGCGTTGAAACTCCCGGGATCCCGAATCCTCACCCCTCAGCCTCGTGCCAAGTTTCGCTTGCGGTTTCTGTGGTGTGGGAAGACGCCCCCACGGGGGAAGAAGCCTTTTATCTAAAGTGGCCAACAATTTGCACGCCTGATGTTTTGTCGATCAACTATGGGGCAAGTGAAACTTATTTAAGGTTGCCGGAATATATGCGAGACGCTGACGCATTCGAAACCGAACCCAATTTTCCAATGCTTAGGTTTATTGACGCAATCACGCCAGTGGTTTTAAGCGTAGATTTTACACGCACGCTTTACCAGTATGTTCCGCCTGAAGATGCAGGCGGAACTCCACTTTTTTCGGGTTTGACTGAACCGTCCGTTGCTGAGCAACCAGAAGCGCGTTGGCTTTCCCAGTTGGTTGGCGTGGACCTCATCGATCCACGGTCAGGAGCAACAACATGGGGGGCTTTGCTTTCTGCCGCCGATACTGGCGGTGACAGCAGTGGGGAGGCCTCATGGGAAGAGTTTGTTGACGCCGTTGATGACGCCGCTACCGGAAATGACGATGGAGAAGCACAGTGGGGAGAAATTCAAGAGTTCGCCGTTGACTCTAATTTCACCCCTGAAATTTTGCTTTCTTTTACTAGGTGGCAGGTTGATTCTGCGGCTTACGGCCTAAGGGGTGGGACGACTACAAGTTTGATTGAGGCTGCCAAGCAGGGTTTGAAATCTGTCGAAAACCCTGTGACGGTGGTGCCTCACGCCGATGGCGATCCGTTTAAAATTCGTGTTGAGGTTCTTTCCGCAGACGTTAAAACAAGTATTGACGACGTTCAAATTTTGATAAACCCGGCAACGCCTCTGGGTTATGAAGTCGTTGCCGTTGAAGTGTAGTGACGTGCAATAAACTGAAGGCAGGAGTCCTTTAATGGCAGCAGCACCGACAGACCGCATCAAAGTTTATCGCTGGTCAAGCGACAATGATGACTTCACGCGCGCCCAAATGGACGAATCTCACGAAAAAATTGAAGAACGCGTAGCAATCTTCTTAGAACCGACCGCAACGCTCCCAACCGAAGCCCCAGCAGAACAAGAACGCTCATTTCACTTTGTTACAGGCACAAACGTGCTTTACTTTACGGCAGACGGAACAAACTGGGTGCCGCTGAACTCATTTGCCACACCGAGCGGAACCATCACGCCCGGAAGCACAAATACGGAGGGCGTCTCAACAAGTATCGTTCGAGCCGATCACGTTCACGCCCTTCCCGCATGGGGAAGCACAACTGAACCTGTTGGCACCTCTGCTTCTGCCGGTGACGACGTTTTGTTTGCACGGGCCGACCACGTTCACGTTGTTGGCACTGGTGCGATTAACTCTGCTTCGATGCTTGGATCGAACGTGGTTGAGGCTTCTGCGATTGCTAGTGACGCTGTGGTGACAGCAAAGATTCAGGATGCTGCCGTGACGTCAGCAAAACTTGCTGCCGGGGTTGGTGTTCCTGCTGGAACAATTATGGCGTTTGGTGGGACGACGAAGCCGACTGGTTGGGAGTGGTGCGACGGCACGGCTTATTCGTCGTCAAATCCCTCCTACACGGCCCTTTTCAACGCAATCGGCACACGCTACGGAAGTGGCAGTGGTGGCAACAATTTTAATGTCCCAGATTTTAGAGATCACTTGCTTCGTGGGGCATCCACTGTTGGTGGAGCCGTTGTCACTCAAGGTGCGGATACGGCAACAATCGGAACAGCGAACCTGCCAGCCCACACTCACACATATTCCGGGGATACTGGAAATTCGTTTCCCGAGCAACATGTGCATGGCGTTTCAATTACCACTGGGAACCAAAGCCAAGGTCACGTTCACTCGATCAGCCATAGTCATACGGGAACGGTCAGCAACAATACTGTTCGCAGTACTTCTGGTGATTCAAATGCTTTTATTGTGCCAGCGGACGGAAACCCTTCTGGTGCTTGGGGTCAAGCGGCAGAACCGGGAACGCTATTTTCCAATAAGCATTTAAGGTCAAGTGCTGCAACTCTTCAGTCTCAAGCCGTGGCGGTCAGCAGTCACTCCGGCAATAGTGGCGGCATTTCCGCGAATCACAATCATGATGTTGTAGGAAGTACGGCTGCAAGTGGTTCGCATACCCATCAGTTCAGCGGTACGACAAGTTCTGTTGGGAGCGGCACCGCACTTAGCGTTTTGCCGAAGTCGAGATCCGTAAACTGGATTATTAAACTTTAATTGATTTACCATTTCTGGTAAAGATTTTATCGCTATCCTTACTATGTGAAACTGGCAAACACACTAAGCGCAAGTTTGCGACAAGACAACGGCTTCCTCATCGGGCGAACCCTAG